TTTAAAGAAGAATCATATACATTTAAATTACAATAAAGTTCGCCTAAACCATCTATATAATTAGAAGAATAGTTTAATGGAGTAAGGAACTCTATATCTTTGAGTGAAACAAATGTATTTGTTTCGTTTGCGACAATTACTGGAGTATCTGTTAAAATTTCATAAGATACATCATTAGAATATAGTTTTGAAGAAGATCTTAAAACTATTTCGCCAGTTATATGAGAGTTACTTATAGTAACCAAAGAATTGTTTGAAAGCTCTAAAATTCTATTATCATTTTTTAAATTAGAATTAGTTATTTTTATTACAGAACTATTAGAAAAATCTAAAGTAGTAACATCTATAAATTGAGAATCTTGAATAACAACATTTATATTAGAATAAATAAGCAATTCGTTATTAAAAGTTACATTATCAAGAAGTAAAGTAAATGGAGAAGAAGTAATAGGTACTGTAATTGAACTTAAAGTTATGTCTTTAAAAACTATAAAGTCATCTTGGGTAGTACCAGTAAGTTCAATATTTATATCTGCTGGGAAAACTACTGTTTCTTCAGTAGGTGCTATAAATATATAGCCTGGATTATTTATATTTATGGTAGGATCTGTTGCTTGAGCCCCATACCTCAAAAGAAAAGTAAGTGGTTCTTCAGAAGTGGGAAGCTTGTTGAGAATTAGTTGATCTTGAAGATTTACATTGTCAGCATAAGGTTGCGAGCCAATAACATAGTCAACAACCCTACGATTTTTAGCATCAATTGCATTTATGATATCTAAAAGGTTTGATTCAATTTGATCAATTTCTGTAGTAGTATAAACAGAAGTTTTATCTGCTTTTGTATTTTGCAAACCTGTAATTTGAGCAAATACATTGTCTGCAAAATTTTCATCATTATTAATTGCTTCTGCGAGTTCTCTAATAGTATCGAGTACTCCAGGTGCATTATCAATAAGATTTAATATTTCAGAATCGACATAGCTTTTTGTTGCTAATGAGTTTTTATCTAAACCAACAGCAACAGGAAAAAAATATTCTGTTCTATTTGCTGCAGTCCAAGTAGGTGGTTGGTAAGTATCAACATTTTGAGGAAGAGAAGGAATNGGGCCAGAAAAAACATAAACTTGTTGTTCGGCTATAGAATAATAAGTGTCGCCTGGTCTTAAAGTATCTGGATCTAGATCTTCTAACTGAGCGACAGAATTTACTGGATCTTTCCAATAAATATTATCAATACGAGTATTAGTTTGGGAATCAGCATCAAGTAAAGGTTGAGCACTCACTCTGCCTTGTTCCCAAACTAAAGCACCATTATCAGCTAAAAGTTCAGTTGAAAGAGATCCTGGCCTAAATTTAGTTCTTCTATTTATAGTATTAGACATTCATAAAACCCTTATTGAAGTTGATCCACGTATTTAGCTATTAAAACTGATTCCGGAGAAAGCTCGAAATCAGGTGCTAGCACTACACGTACTCTATTTGGATTTAAATAAAAGTCTGGAGCTTGAGGAACCATAGATCTATAAAGTTTTTGACCATCTAAATAAAGCTCAAATAAATATTCAGTTCCATAAGCTACTGGTGGGTCTAATATAAATTCTGAAGTCACACCATCAATCTGACTAGACAGGTCATGGTCTGAAGGAATTATATTAGTAATAGAAGAACCTACAGAACCAAGATAAGAGTTTTGCTCCATATTAACGTTAATATTAGCGTCTCTAATCAAGGTTCCTTTTAATGAATTCTCTGCATGAGTAGCCATATTCCCCCTCTTTCTTTTTAATATTTTATATTAATATCTGTATGTATAAATTTTCAATCATCTTTTGTAGAATATATTTCTAATTTTTTAGTATAAATTTTATCTATTTCAGCATAAGATTTTTTATTACTTAACAAAAAACTATGATTTTCAGTACAATCAACATAAGAACCATCTTCTAAAACATATCTGTATACATCTTTTATTCCTTTATCATGCCATTGAGATATATGTTGAGCACAATAAGGGGACTCTGCAGACCAACTATTTACTTGAGTATCATAAGATAAAGCAAAACCATTATATTGATCTTTAATAATATCTTTAATTTTTGTTGATCTTTTAGTACCTATTGGAAGTAATATTTCGGTATCACCTGCAAGGCAATAATCAGCAAAACCCAAAATATCATTCCATAAACTATCAGCGTAATCAGCCATAAGACCACCAATAGAAGTTGCGCCATTAAGGAATTGCTCTTTATATTTCTCAAGAACAGAAAGCTTTTTCTTACCCATTGCTCGTCTAACATCATCAGCTTCCTGTTGTGTAAAACCAGCAAGATCAGTAAATAGCCTCATAATTTGTTCTTGGTATATAAGAGTCCAATAAGAAGCTTTAAGTATTTCAGCTACATTTTCTGGAAGATCTTCTGGCGGAGAGTTGTTTAATTTATTTGTAATATAAGTTTTATCAAGACCAGCTTGTAGCGGCCCGGGGCGATTGCGAAGGAATTGTTTGACAAGCCTAAGCAAAGAGTATATAATAGGTGTATACTCAAAGAAAGGTTTCGTATGAATCATCATAGAATATCTAAATCTGATTGTGAAAAAGAATTGCTTGCTATTCATAAAGTACATGGGCGCTTAACAGTACCTCTTGTTGAAGAAAATTGTGACTTTACTAGAAGAAGTATTAGAACTCATTTTGGATCTTTAGGCGCATTCAAAGAAATGCACAACCTGATAGATACCACAAAAATAACAACAAGTACTAAAGGGAGTAAAAGAAAAGTTCATTCAAAAGAAGATTGTCTTTTAGAAGCTAAGCGATTAGAAAAAGAATTTGGATTTTTTTCTAAAGGACTTCTAGAAAAACATGGAAAAATAAACCACAAAGTATATAGAAGACTTTATGGTAGTTTCGGTGGGTTTTTTGAAGGTCATCCTGAGATAAATAAATATGATAACAAGCAGTTAAATTTTTCAGACGAAGATATTAAAAAAGAATTATTAAAAATAAAAGATAATATTTGTTCAGAAAACATAGATAAATTTACAAATATAAGCCGCGTAACAATTTTAAAAAGATACGGAAATATCGAAAACTGTTGTGAGTTTTTTGGGTTAGAATACAGCCCAAGAACTTTTTATAGTTCTGAAAATATATGGATAGAGCGTCTTGAAGAGCTCTTTGGGTTAAAAGCAGAAAAACAAAAAAAGTTTTTTGGCTTAAAATATAAATACAAACTTAGGTGCGATGCGTATTTTAAAGAGTTGAATCTTGTTGTCGAGTATAACGGTAGACAGCATTACGAATATGTAAATTTCTTTTATAAAAAAGAAGAAGATTTTGAGCTCTGTAAAAAACGTGATCAAATTAAAAAAGATTTTTGTGAACAAAATAATATCAATTTATTAATAATAAAATATGACGATTCTGAAGAAGATGTTCTTCATAAAGTCAAACAGTTAGGCCTTTCGACCTAACTACTAGCTTTCACTAGTAAACGGACTATATCATTCCTCTTAATAAAAGAGTAGCGGGGTCGCATTACATCAATTACTCAATGTAAGCTGGTGTGCTCACCTAGTCTCTGAACCTGAATCGGATTAGGATTCGTGGCTGCGGATTGTCCAATCTTCAACATTTTTACTATACCCAAGTGATTAGCTTGGCCACCTTATTATCTCTAATAAGATTTAGTAGTTAAAGCTCTAAGGAGTTTCCCGCAATTGACCCGCTTTTAAGGCCACCAATTGATGGCGCTAATAGCACTTAAATCTTCAATACTTTGAGGTTTAATATCAAGTATTAATTTCTTGGCAGTACCAGAAGTTTCCATTTGGAAAATTCCAGTAAGACATCCTTCATTGAGATATTTATAAGCTAGTTCATCACCATCTTGAATAGCGTAAGGTTCAATTTTTTCACCTGTTTGTTCTTCAATAAGTGCTGTACATTCTTTAATAACAGAAAGAGTATCAATACCAAGAAAGTCGAATTTAAGAAGACCAAGATCTTCGCATTCATCTTTATCGTATTGAGTTATTCTATCTGCTTTACTATTTGACCAAATAGGAATGTTATCACTTATTTCAGTATCAGAAATAATAACACCTGCAGCATGGATACCAAAGTTAGCAACCATATCTTCTATACGGTCAGCAAATTCAAGAAATGCTGCATACCTTTGCTCTTCTGAAATGTTGGGGTTTTGTTCCAATATTTCTTCAAGAGTAGCTTCTTTTCCGTATTTAGGGGGAGGGATCATTGCTAATAAATCATTAAGATCAGATTGATCTTTTTCGGTAATTCGATAATAAGAACGAGCTAAACTCTTTGGTTTAAATGTACCGTGAGTAATAATATTTGCAACACGCTCTCTGCCCCAATAATCAATACACCATTGAATAGCCTTTTCACGATCTAATGCATCATGATCCAGGTCTACATCGGGGGGTGCGCCACCAGTAGTATTTGATCTTGCTTTGTTAAAATCAAAATCATCAGTGAGTTTAGTTAAATAAAGTAAAATAGAGTTGTGAGGATTTGATTTATAAAAAAGATTGTTAGATAAGGAAGCTTGTATTCTGTGTAAATCTTCATAAGAAGCCATAATTACTTCTTGCTTGAAATAATCAGGATCTATTTGAGAATATCTTTCTAAATCTATATAAGGGTCAATCTTTTTTAGAACATCTTCTCTCAAAAAGGAAGACATATGAATACCTTTGAAACAATAAAAAAATGGAAGTTACAACCAGTTAGAAGATGTAAGGGTGGGTGTTAACCACCCCACAAAAGATTGGTATAAAAACTTTGATCTTTAATTTTAAAATTAAAAGAAGATTCTATAACTTGTATTTCCGAATCAGTAAAAGAATCTTTGTTTAAAGAGACCATTATTTGAAATACTTTTTCGGTAAGAGTTTTTTCTTTATACGAAAGTTCGTATGCGTTATTTAAATTATACAGAAGGCCTTCAACCGCAGACCTTGCATGAGGCTCTGTATTTTTTACAGCAATAATAATATGATTTTTATTATTAAAAATAGATTTTAATTTTTTATATAATTGAGAATAAGGATCAAGTTTAATAATATATGTGCTCATATAAACCTATTATGCATTTCTTTCTTTAAATTGTTGCCAAATTTTTTGAAAGATATAATCTAAAATAATACTTTGTCCAGTAGTTTCTCTGCCCCAAATCCAAAAACCAAATTGATTTGTAAGTAAAGCATTATGAGCTTTTAATTGTTCAGCAAAATAATTACTTACAATATAAAACTCATAAGGTTCTCTAAGTTCTGGTTCAAAATCTTCAGGACAATAATCACCTTCTAGAGATGGGTTGTAATCTTCATAAAGTTGAGTTTCATGATAAAGCTCTGGTTCAGAATTTGAAGAAGTGTCATAATGACAAAAAAGCTCTTCATACCATTCTTCACCAAAAGGCTCTTTAGTTGATTCAAGAAGATATTGGATTAAAGGATTAGCATTTACGTAGACATGTTTTTCTAAAAAATTATGTGCTTCTGGAGATTGATCGTTAAGCATAATTAATCCTTTTTAGTTGATACAAATTCATCTGCATAAAATTTAGCCATATTTACATGTCTGCTAATTAGCGGAGACAAAAATGTCCCTTGGTCAGACTTTGTATAATTGTATAAAAACTTCTGACCATAGCCGTTTGTAGTTCCAATGACTTTTTTTCCTGAGTAAAGGTGAATACCGTCAGTATAATAAGAAGCTGTATTTGATTTTGCTGATAAATTAGCTTGCCAAAATTTTGGAATAAGATGCTCTTTCACTTAGCAGTCTCCCAACGAGAAACATTAATAAACTCAGCGCGAACAACTTTGATATCGTTTCGCTGAAGAGTGCGCCTAACAGCACGAGCTTCAGCCCTAGTTGCGTAATGAGTATTGTTTCTATGACGTACAATAAGTCCATTTTTGTCTTGAATAGCGTAGAGATAGGTTGCATAAGTATCGCCTGTTGCTTGGATTTTAGTTGCATACTCTTGAATTTGTTGTTGATTAGTCATGTTATTTCCTTAAAAAGGCATAGTGTATTGGTCAGCTTTTGCTGCCATTTCTTTGTTAAAAATAAGAGGAGTCGCAGCACGACCCTCGTTAAGAAAACGAGAAAACATCAAATCGTATTTTATTGGATCGACTTCAGTAATTCGTAATGCCCAAGCTACAAGACTTCCTGCAGCAGAACCACGACCTGGACCATGCATAACACCATAGTCTCGAGCGCCATTCATAAATTGGGCAACGATTAACATGTAATCAGAAAAACCCATTCTCTTTATAACATTTAATTCTTCTGATAAACGTTCTCTGTACTCAAGTGGAGGCATTTCTCCAAAACGTGCATAAAGTCCATGTTGAGCTTCAATAGCTAAATGTTCTGGGCTTGTAAGACCTTCAGGGATTTCTTGAAATTTTGGATAACGATTCATCTTATCCATAAAATAAGAATCGCTATCGATCATACTGGTCAAATGAGCAGTATTTGAAATTACATCATAAGGCATATTTTGAGCTTCAGCTTGTTTCCACATCCAATCATGAGAAGCAAAGTGAACGTCAATTTCGCCAAAACTAAAACGATTTTCATCAGCTAAAGTAGTCTTTGTTTGCATACAAAGAGCAGCTTCGTGATGCATTTTATCATGCTCATAGGTATAATGGCAGTCATTTGTGATAATCATTGGAAGATTATGGTCTAAAGCAATTTCTTGGAGTACTTTATTAACTGTTTGTTGTTCTTCATCTTTGTGAAGCTGAAGCTCAACCATAAAACGATCTTTAAACATTGCTTTATGATGGAGTATGAGATTTTGAGCAGCTTTTTTTTCGCCGTTAAGAATAAGCTGACTAGCTCTACTGCCAAGACATGTGGTAGTAGCTATTAAGCCTTCTGAGTATTCAGCAATAAGAGCGTCATCAATACGTGGCTTACGATACATACCTTCTGTATAAGCATAAGAGCTAAGCTTCATAAGGTTGTGAAGACCAGTATTGTTTTGAGCAAGTAAGATCAAATGATAGTAAGATTTACCTAGTTCATCAGGCTCTTTTGCATGGCGATCATTTACTGTGTAATAAGCTTCCATACCAATAATAGGTTGGATGTCATGCTTTTTACACTCTTTATAAAATTTGTAACTGCCTGATATGTTGCCATGATCAGATATAGTCACAGCAGGCATACCGAGCTCTTTTGCTCTTTTTGGTAATCGAGAAACTTTGTTAATACCATCAAGAAGAGAATACTCAGTATGCACATGAAAATGTACAAACTTACCATCAGTTTCTTGATGCGCTTGAGAGTCATCATGATTGTGATGATCGTTACTGCACATTATAATTCCTTGTTAACTAGATTGCTTTGGTCCTTCGAGACACATTCTTTTCATATTTGCAGCAGCTTCAGGATTCTCTTCAAAGTAAGCCTTTGCACCAGCTTTACCACCAGTACAAAGAGTTTCTTCCTCGCCTGTTTCGGGATTAAACCACTTAACAGCAGAACCGGCAAAACGCATAAGACCTTGGTCTTTAGCGCAACCAATCAAATCCATAAGCTTATCTGTGCCTCGGGCACATTGAAATTCAAATTCTGCGGTTTTATTAAGAGCAGGAGCTACTTTGTTCTTTACTACTTTTACTTTCATAGCAAGAGTATCTGGAGCGTCAGAGCTAGGTTTAGAACTAACCCTAAGCCTAACAGAAGCGTAAAATGGAATAGCATTCCCCCCGCTTGTTGTCTCTGGCACGAAACTCCACAAGTTTACCATACTCGTGGCGTGGACTATATCTTCATCTCTTATCAAAGAGAGCCTTGCGCTTGGGAAATGTACCAATCTCATTTCCTACTCTACTCACTTCCATCTTTTGATGTGTTTTCGATAGTCTCTACACCTTCCTCTAATAAAGAGGCTTGGCACGGTATTGCCCAATGAATGGAGGGGTTCACCGTTAGCCCATAATGGACACCCACTGGTAGTGGTTCACAAGGTTTTTTTCCTAGAGTCACCTCTAGGGGAAACCGAAGTTAATTTCCATACATGACACCAATATTCATGCGAACTTGATTGATGAACAAATAAAGACAGTCTTGATCTACGCTAATTTTGCTAATAGCGCGAAGCGCCTTAGACAAAAGCCTAGGTAGATCGCCAACACCTGTTTCGTTCATTAATCGCTTAGTATCACGCTCTGATTGTGCAGCGTCAATAGAATCAAAGATTACTACGCCGACTTTTCCTGAATTACCAAGGTCTTGGCATAATTGCAAAGCTTCTTCGGCAGTATCAGGATAAACAAACAACATGCGTTCAGGATCAATTCCCATACTCTTAATAAGATCTAAACCAGTAGTACGCTCTAAGTCTACAAACACAGGAATACGATCATACCCATAAGTATCTACATATGATTTAACGATTTGGAGACAAAGACTTGTCTTGCCAGCTGACGGTGGTCCAAAGATTTCGACCACACGATCAGAAGGTAAACCGCCAACACCAAGTACGGAATCAAGAGTAATAGAGCCAGTGCTAATAGCTTTAACTTTTTCATATTTAGGTCCCATAGACATGATATCTTCTTTGCCAAATTTCTTAGCAAGAGAAGAAGCTATCATGTCTATTTCAGGAATACCTGTGACTTTTTTTATTGCCATAGTTATCCTCTACCTTGATCAGGATTATGATCAGGTATAGTTGAATCGTGTATCTTATTGCTTAAATCTTCAAATCCGAATTGATAGAAGATCTCAGATAAAGGATGCGCAATAAGATTGTGTATAGTCCATTTGAAGCGCTCAGGAAAACGATTAATTATCGTTTTCATTTAGAGGCTCAAAAGCAGAAGTTTGTTCTGCAAAAAAAGAGTCTTGAGCTTCTTTAGACATGCCAGTCATAAAGAATTCTCTTTCCCAAAGTTCTAAATGAGGAACAATATCTTGAATTAATTCGCCAGTAGAAAATCTAGCTTTAATTCTTTCATATTGCAAAGGAGTTATATTTATATCGTAACTATTAAAAGTGCCATAAACAGGACATTTTTGAGTGATAATCATGAGTACCTTTGAAATTGATTGAGCTTGTAGTATTTTAGATATAAAGCTTGAGCTTGATCAGCCAAGCCAGAACATCTTGCAGAAGACATTAAGTAATTGATGTTAGATTGACTTGCTTTCCCTTCTTGATAAATCCTGTTGGAATCAGAAGTAAAGTAAAACCAATCGTGATTAATTAAAGCTTTTTCAAGTGAATTTAAAATTTCTTGATTAGACTCGTTCATAATAAATAGTAAAAGGACCTTTACTTCTCCAAAGCTCTTTCTTTTTCCATATAGTAATTTCTATAGAAGGAGATCTTGGAAAATTTTTAGGGTTAAAAGTACAGTATTTGTTTTCTGAATAAGATAAACTTATAAAAGGGAGTTTAAGTTCATCTTCAGATAAATGTAAATAAAAATTAGATTCTTTATCTTTAAATAATATCTTTGTCATTTAATTTTTGAATAAGAATTTCTTGAGATACTTGAAGTTGTTGAATAGATTTTAAAACTTGGTCTTTTAAAAGGTTGTATTCATAAGTGTATTCAGAATCACTTTGATTTAATTCTTCTTCTAAAAGATTTAAAGAGTCTTCAAATTGTTTATTTTGAAGTTCAAGATTTGCAATTAAAGATTTATAATTAGAATTAGCTAATTCTAAATTTATTATAGAAGAAGCCAGCTCTGCCAACATTCTATCTTTTAAATTTAATTCTTTTTGAAGAAGGTAAATAAGAGCAATACAAACTATATAGCCAATAGCTGTTAAAATAGTAGAAATCATTTTTTCTTTTCTTCAAAAGCAGCGTTGACTTTTAAAAACAAATAAAAGAATTTAGTAAATTCATCAAATTTATCTTTAGGCAAATCTATATCAGAATGCTTAAGAATTATTTCGAAACAAAGTTTGAAAAATAAACGATCTCCACCTCGCTTAGAAGTAGAGCAATAAATTATATTGTTTTCATAATCAACAAAATGTTTTTTAGGAGAATGGCAAATTTTAAATACTTTGCCAGCTAAAACAATTGTGGTTGGTATAGACATATCGTGAAAATTCTTTTCCCACCAATACGATATTGCTTCAGATATTAAATGTTCTTGAATGCCTTGAAGATTTATTTTATTTGTTTCAAGTAAAAAAGAAAGTAATTCTTTTGTTGAAAAATGATAATCTTCGTTTGTTGGATCAGTAAAATGTTCGAAACGAAAATCTTTATTAAAGTAAATTTCAACGCTATCAATATAAGATTGCTTCAATGACTTTTTTTTACGATTAGCTGGATGTTGAAGTTTTACATAATCAACAGCAGCAGAATCTAAAACAGCCTTAATTATTTTTAAATAATCTTTATTTGAAGCAATATCGTGAAACATGGTTAGACTTTCTTGCCACCATGTCTATGTGGCCTAGATTTATTATATTCAATTTTTTGGTTTATGACATGCTCTAAATTAATGCCATATTTTCCACAAAAGTCAAATATACGAATAATGCAATCTGCTAACTCAACAGGAATACCTTCTGGCTTATCAGGATTAGAATCATTAAAATAAACTTCTGTAGGAGAATGTCCATTTCTATATTCTTCTAAAGCTTCACTAAGCTCAGAATGCATAAGTGCAATAAGATCGCCAATAGTACGTTCTTGTTCATGCCATCCTTTTGAAACAGCATTGTCATAAGAAATAGTTACATAATCATTTAAATATAGTCGTTTGTCAGACATAATATTCTTTCTTAATTAATTAAAGACCAATCCATTTGTCCAGAAAGACCAGAAGCATTATAATCTGTTACAGTACCTTCAAAGAAATTCTTTAAAGAATCACCAGAAATAATCCAATCAAGCCAAGGCAAAGGATTTGTTTTTTGTTTAAATATAGGTTTCATGCCGAGTTGAAGCAATCTTCTGTCGGCAAGATATTTGATGTAAAGAATAACATCTTTTTTAGGAAGATCATTTATGATTTCTTGATCTGCGTAAATAAAATTAATAAGATTTTCTTCAAGTTCTACAGCTTTAGTAAAGTTAGTATAAATATAACTTTTTAAAGTATCTGTAACTAAATGAGGATTTTCTTCAAGATAAGTGTGAAAAAGTTTAGTCATTGCCTCTACATGCATAGTTTCATCACGTATAGACCACTCTACTATTTCGCACATGCCTTTCATTTTTCCAAATCTTTGATAATTGAGAAGCATAACAAAAGCAGAAAATAAAGACATACCTTCATTACATACTGAACGAGCAAGTTCAAAAGCTAAGTTTTGATCCTGCTTTTTCATATGTTTTTCAGGAGCCATCATAAACTCTATTTTATCAGCCATTTCTTTAAACTTAAGAAAAACTGAGTACTCACCTTCAGGAATACCTAAAGTATCATTTAAGAGCGCATAGCTTCGTTGATGAGTACCTTCCCGATTAGCAAAGGAAAGAAGCATATTGCGTATTTCGTTATTTCTAAAAGCGTGAATAAAAATATCACAGTAATTTCCTCCAACAGCAACATCAGATTGAGTAAAGATTCTTAAAATATTTGTAATGTGGTTTTTTTCAGAATCAGAAAGTTTTGAACCGTTCCATTGATTAACATCTTCTTGAAGCTTAGCTTCCCAAGAACCCCAATGAATTTTCTCATGAGCTTCAGCGTATTCCATAGCCCAAGGATAAAGAAAAGGTTTATAAGTTTTTGAATATTCAGTTAGCCTTGACATGATAAGCACTCCTCAACGTCTTTAAGAGTTCTTCTTTCTACTTTAGTAGAAACTTTTTCTGCCGTTACACCGGCGTTAGTCCTCAAATAATAAAGTCCTTTAAGTTTTCTTTTCCAAGCAGAAATATGAACAAGATTCACATCATTTATATCTGTTCCACTAGGAAAGAAAAGATTCAAAGACTGACCTTGGCAAATCCATTCTTGTCTAGTTGCAGCATGTTCGATAATCCACATTTGATCAATTTCAAATGCAGTTTTAAAAACTTGTTTTTCTTGATCAGTTAAATAATCAAGATGTTGAACAGAACCTTGAGCAAGAATAATAGATTGAATTTGTTCATCAAGCCAATTCTTTCTATCTAAGCTAATCTCATACTCACCAAATTTTTTAGTAGGAATAGTTTTAGAATGTTTTTTAAGACAGTCTAAAAGGTACTTATTTATTTGGAGAAAAGAACCTGCTCTAGTTCTGTGAGTAAATGCATTAGACTTCCAGGGCTCAATACTAGGAGAAGTGTCCAAGATAATAGAAGAGTTAGCATTAGGAGCGATAGCCAATAAATGGCTATTTCTAACTGTATTCGTATCATCGTCTAAACATGCGCCTCTAGAAATAGCTAAAGCTCGAGTAGCTTTAACTGCTTTCTCTTTTATAGTAGAGAAAATATTTCTGTTACATGAAATAGCCAAAGCAGATTCAAAAGGCAAACCTTTTTTCTGAAGATATGAATGGAAACCCATTGCACCTAAACCAAGAGAACGTTCTCTTTCTGCAGAGTAAATAGCTTTTTCTAAATGAGAAGGAGCGTTATCAATAAAAAACTGAAGAACGTCATCAAGGTATTCAATGAGATCTTCAACTATAGTTGTTTCTTTCCAATCATCATAATACTCTAAATTAAGACTGGAAAGGCAACAAACAGCAGATCGATTTTCAGAAGTAGGTAAATGGATTTCATTACAAAGGTTAGAACCATTTATCTTTAAGCCTTTATCTTTTAAATGTTTAGGCAAAGAATGATTTGCCACATCAATAAAATTGAGATATGGTTCGCCAGTTCTGAATCGTACTTCTAGGATTCTTGTCCAAAGTTCTCTAGCATTTAAAGTAGATTTAATCTCTTTAGTATTTGGATCTTTTAAATGCCATTCGTCGCCAGAAATAACAGCAACCATAAAATCATCTGTAATATTAATTGCATTATGGATATTAAAACATTTTCTATTGGTATCGCCACCAGTAGGCAATCTAATATTCATAAATTCAATAATATCAGGATGAGAAATATCTAAATATGCAGCATAAGATCCGCGCCTTGTAGAGCCTTGACTATAAGCTAGCATATCTGAATCTACGGTTTTTAGAAACGGAATGGGACCAGGAGCTTTTTTAGAAACAGCTCTAATATCATTCCAGTGTCCACCAACGCCACCGCCCATAACGCTCATCCAACGAAGTTCTTCACTATGCTCAATTAAGCCTTCTACGGTATCAGGAACATAAGTTAAGAAACAAGATATAGGTAATCCTGACCTGGCTGCATTCGATAGTATTGGACTACTAAACATAAACCAACCATCACAAGCATACTGATAAATCTTTTTAGAAAGAGCTTCAGAACTTCCATAAGCATAAGCTGCTCTATAAAAAGCATCTTTTGGATCTTTTTCGGAGTCAGTCATATAGTAATTTTTTAATAATAATTCGGCATGTTTTGAATATGTATAAGACATATAATCTCCATAAAAAAAATAAAGCTCCCATAAAGAGAGCTAATGAATTAATTGCCGAAAATGCTTTTAATATATTGGTTTTTGTATATTATCAAAGTAATATTAACTAATAAACCACAAAACATTGAAGCGATTACGGCGACTAAAGATTTGGATATACTAGTTAACAAAAGAAAAGAAGTCAAGACAGATAGAAAATCTGTTAGAACAAAATGTTTAAGTAAAAATCTTTTTATAAAATTAGGAAAATGTTTAAAAGATAATAAAAAACTCAACCAAGTTAAAAATCCTAAAAATAATCCATCATACATTTTAATACCATGATTCTAAATGAGCTCCTAGCGCTGAATATTTAGAAAACATTCTTTGCAAATCTAAGAGTTCTTCATGAGTAATTCCGTAATTAGACAATGTAGAAGTGTCGCAAAGATCTGCTGCTATCCAAGAATCTAAATAGTATAAAGCTTCTTCAATTTCTTCTGGAGATATAATGTCTTGATAAAGATTAAGAGACATTATATCTTTGCAGAAATCAGCGTAAACTTTACCTCTAAAAGATCTAGAACCATGTTCTGAAAACATACCTCCACAAAGATTTAAAGGGGGATCAAACTCTGGATGATCTTTGGATTCTGGCATGTGCCAAAAATTATCTAAACCCATAATAACCTCAATTAGATGTAAATTTCATTTCAACAGATAAAGATAAGCCTATTTGCTCAAAAACTTTTCTAAGTTCTAGTAAAGTATCAAATCTTTGTTTCCAAAAATTTTTAACTATTTTAGCGGCTTTTTCTGCAGAGACAGTATTTGAAAGATATGAGTCAGCCATTCTTTCAATAACTGTACCAGCAGGACGTTTTGCGCCTTTAGCAGCATAGTTTGAAACAATAATATTAACAAGATCAGACTTTTTAATATTGTTTCCACCACTAATAGCATCTACCATACTAGAAGCTAAAGAGTAATAGTTAGAAGCTATCTGTATATTATTACCTAACTTAGTAAGTAATTCTCTAAATTTTGGTAAATCTAAATCTTTAGTTGAAGGGATTTGAATTACAAGATCAGTAGCCCATTGATAAAGAGTTTTATCGTAAAAAACAAATTCTTTAATAAAGGATTCAGTAATTGTAGAATAAGTTTCAGCACCAAGCTTTAACTCATCAACAAGATCTTGGGCTTCTATATTTATTAATTCAACAACTTCTTCTTTTTCACTATCTTCAGACATTAAAACTCCCAAAGAGGTTTGCGATTACGATCTGGCCCAGAAGCTTGTGGCTTTACTGCTGTGGCAGCTTCATCTCTAGCTTTTACAGTAGTAGATTTAGCTGAAGTAGTTGATTGGGATTGTTGACGGGCAGAAGAAGAACCAAGAGGGTCAGAGGCGTTCATAAAAGAAGAAAGAATAGAATCTTTAAGCTCCTTAGAAAACAAAAGACCATCTTCACCTTTGAATTTTACATCATCAAAATACTTTTCAACTCTTTGCCCGTCTTCCATAACAGAACCCTTATGGGAGGGAACACTTACAAAAAGACCGTTAGAGCCTTCGATGATCTTAAAGCCATCAATTTCCATGATACCTTCAATAATAACAGAAGCTACACCTTTTAGCTTGGCAGAATTAATCTTACGTACATTTACTTCATATGAGAACATTTATGAATCCTTTTCGATTTCGGTATTAATAACTTGAACGTTATTTTTAGTTAAAAACAATTTATAGTAATAGCCAACAAGAAAATAAATAGAAAATAATTGATTTTGAGTAGTATCAAAATAAGATTTATCCAAAGAGATAAGTTTTTTTGATACGATTTTAACAAGATCATCTAATGACTCTAAATTTGGATTATCAAAATTATCATTCATATAAGCAAGCAGAAAATCTGCTAGCTGATCTTGACTGATATTGTAAGAGTCAGAATTTTTAGGATTAATCTTGTATTTAATCATTAATCCCAACCAAGCATTTTAGGTAAAGCAGCAGTAAAAAGTCTTCCAAGAACTTGGAATTCTCCAGCAGAAAGAGATACGCTAACACGTTGATCTCCACTAGAAAGAGACATCATAAAAGTTCCAGCATACTTACCTTCACCAGGGCTAAGGGTAAGCTTCTTTCCAGTACCGTCATTATCATGATAAAAGCTTCCCCACTTAGGAGAAGAAGGATCATCGAAGAACTGTGTAAGATCATTGATTCCAAAAGCAAAAGTAAGCTTTTGGCTCTTCCAGTTATAAGACTTTTCGCCAGCAGAAGGTGCCATTTCAAGAAGAATAGCTCCAGTCTTTTGAATTCTGTTATTATCGTCTGTGCGAGGAGGAAGTAAAGTAAATTGAGCAGCAGCAGACTTTTTGTAAATATTAAATGATGTAGGGTACATGTTATCCTTGTTGAGAGTAATACTCTTCAGTAATTGATTCGCATAAATCTGCAAGAGCAGATCTGTATTGAGAAGTTAAAGTTATTTGAGAAGTGACAGGTGAATTTTTAAAGTGAGTTGATTCTAAAAATATATTTAAACCTGATTCATCTTTTTTAAAAGGAGCATCTATTTGACCAAGATCTCCAAGACAAATAAGCTTACTAGTAGCAGCAACTCTAGAAACAATAGTTTTCATTGTGTGAATATCAGCATTTTGACACTCATCAAATATGACAACTGAGTTTTCCAAAGACATACCACGAGCAAGCTCTACTGGAAGATATTTTAATCTATCATCTTCGAGCATTTGAAAAATAAAATGCTCAGCATCAGAACCCAAAAGAGCTCTAATATGCACCATGTAAGAAGACATTATGCCACTCATTTTATCATTTACGTCACCAGGCAAAATCCCCATAACAGATGATTTGCCGCCAACATAAATAGAAGGTTTGATAAGAATAATATTTTTATCGTTTCTAAAATATTGATTCAAAGCATAAGCGATAGATAAAAGAGTTTTACCAGTACCAGCTTTGCCTAATGCTACTGACATTAAAATTTTTGGATCTAAAAGAGAGTCTATAAAAGCTTTTTGTCTAGCGTCTTTTGGTTTTATTCCTTGTAAATTCTGATTTAAATTCAAAGGAAAGAAATAAGGAGATTTATATTTAACTAAAGCTGAAGAAGAATCAGCTTTAATAATAGAATATTCATTCTCATCAGGCTCAGAAAAAAAATCTTCAGGAATTTTAAGTTTAGAATCTTTAAAAAATTTGTCTAGTTGATCTTTTGTTAAGTAAAGTTCTTTCATTTTTTTCTTTCCTTATTAGGGAATTTAAAAGAACTTCAAATGATTTAGGTGTATAAGTTGTATAATGTGCAGGTATTATATTTTCTTTTATGAGTAATAGCTCAGAAGAATTTATATCAATACCTCTTTTTAAACAATTGTTGACATAGTTACGTTTAGAAGTTCTATGTAATAAAACTATACTCGAGAGATTAGAGATACCGCAAGCTGACTCTAAAATAACTATATTATTTTTTTGAGAAAGTGATTTAGCTTTAAATATTAGAGATTTAATGTGTTTAAAATTTATAATATCTAAGTAAAAAATGTTTTTATATTTGTTTTTTTGAAGAAATTTTTTTATTAAAAAAGATTTACCTGTACCAGGTAAACCTACGATTTGAATTATCATTATTATTATTTAATATCCCAAGCTTTTAAAACTTTTTGTCGCTTAGATTTGAGATCAGAATAATATTGAGAAGTATTAGCAAAAACAACAAAAAGACCATTTGCTCTAAGACGTTTATCTGGCTTTACAGAACAAATATAATTTTGTTTTTCTAAAGAAGTAATCAATTCAGCAAGTTTTAAAATTTGCTGAGAAGTAGTCGGAACTTTATTTAGGTCAAAGCAAAAAAGAAAACTATATTCTGAAAGTTGTTTTTTTGTAAAACAATCAGGAAACATAATTAAGCTTTCTTCCAGATAACTCTTGTAGTGCCGAGTGCAAGATTTTTAACAAGCTTTCTTTGATAGTTATTCTTTCGAAGAAAGTTTGAAAGCGCTGCATTAGAAGGTTTAAGGTTAGTAGTATTGCCAATATAATTCATAAGATTATCAAAACGAACAATAGGGTTCTTAGCAAGATACATCTTTGCAGCAGTGTTTTGCTTTTGATTAATGTCCTGATCTGTAAAGTTCCAAGTGTAAGCAGAATACTCTACAGAATTATCTTCTTGACAAAGATCATTTGAAATGTCTTGGAAAGCCAACTTTGTTGTTTGGTTTTCAGCAGAAGAAAAATCAAAGGAATTAACAGCTTTGATAACAGAATCAACATCGCCAGTAATAAGAATTGCAGTAAGCTTATTTGTAGACATATAAAAACCTTTAAAATTATGGAAGAGTAAAAAACAAGTAAGTATCGTTAGTAAGAATTAATGCGCCAGAAGTATTTTTACGATATTTAATTGTAGAATAATCAAAGGAAGAAGCAAATTGAATGGCTTCTTCCTTTGATTCAAAAACATCTACAGAAAGAATAAAATAACGCTTAGTTAAGTCAACAGATTGGATATGATCTTCATTATAATTAGCCCACATCAAATCTTCTTCTTTTGCGTTTAAATATGCTTTCTTTGCTGAATCACCAATAGCTGTTACAAAAATCATATTGACTCTATATTATTAATTGCCCTTTACAGAGCCGGTTGCAAAAATTTCTGAAGAAGGGGGGACAGTAGTAGTTTCCCAAGAAGTTGGAGGTACACCTTGTCCGTTAATAATGATGTCGCGACCATGAAGGTTTTCACGGCAAACCAAATCTGCAACAGTCATATCTTGAGAAAGAGTTATTGATCTTGCACCAGGGCCAGGAATGACGACGAGGGTCGCGATATCAGTATTGCCCTTCACAGAACCAGTAGCAAAGATCTCTGCGTTTTCTGGAATTTGATGAGTCTCCCAATGGTTTGGAGAAATTCCCTCGCCATTAATGATAATGTCACGACCATGCAAATTCTCACGACAAACAAGATCACTAACCGTCATAGAGTCATCTAGAGAAACAGTTCGAGCGCCAGGACCAGGAATCACAACTAGTGTTGCAGAACTAGTATTGCCCTTTACTGAGCCAGTAGCAAAGACTTCTGCATCAGAAGGAACGATAGTAGAACTCCATTGAGAAGGAGAGATGCCTTGACCGTTAATGATAATGTCACGACCATGAAGGTTTTCTTGGCAAGCAAGATCTGCAACAGTAGCAGAGTCAGAAATGGTTACAGTGCGAGCGCCAGGGCCAGGAATAACAACAAGTGTAATTGTAGACATAATAAAATCTTTCTATAACAAATAAATTAAAAGTGTTGAAGTAAGTGTACATCGGAATTTGGTTGTAAAACAGTATATTTCCAATCATTCCGACATATATCTCTACCATTAACTATAGCTCTATAGCCCAAAGAATTATTATCAAAAAGGAATTGATGTAAAGAAAGTACTTTTGGGTAAGCTATAGTTAATCGATAATTTTTATTTACATTTATTAAATTAATTTTAGACATATTTTAATTATAAATTTTATCAGCTAGAAGCCCAGCCAAAGAAAAGATAAATATTTTGTTGAGAATCAGACTGAACCTGTATGCATCCAGCAGGCCCCCATTTATCTGAATAATCAGTGCTAATTAAAGACCTTGCAAGGTTCCATGCTTCAGAAGAAGAAAAAGTCTTTTCAGTAACCATAGAAAAATCACTTTTTTCAGCAATAGATCCAGTATATCCTGAGTGACCATATTGATAAGCAGCGTCTTTAACTGCTTTGCTAAAAGCTTCTTTGGCTGTTTTTCCAGAAGAAAACTCGTAGAAAGTTTCAGCACCCATAAAAATTAGTTACCTTTTACTGAACCTGTAGCAAAGATTTCAGAGCTTGGAGTAACAAGAGTACTTGAATAAGTTCCAGGAGAAACACCTTCTCCATTAACGATAATATCTCTTCCATGAAGATTCTCTTGAACAACAAGTTGCTCAACAGTCATTCCATCAGGAACAGTTACGGTGCGGGCACCAGGGCCAGGAATAACAACAAGAGTAATAGTAGACATAATATTTCCTTAAATTAAGAGTTTTTGCGTGAATCGCGAATTGTTTGAATATCTTTACGAATAGATTGACATTCAACTTTTACATCTTGAGCGAGCTTTCTAATTCTAATACCTGCAGCATTCTGACCTCGATCAAAACGATCAGCATCGGAAAGAGATGCTTGAAGCTGGTCGATTAAAGCTTGAATTCGTTGATTCATTGTAGGTGTATCCATTTTTTATCCTTAAAAAGAGATAGTGGTTAATTTATCTTGAAGAGAAATAATTTGTTTAGAATCGTAAAAAGTATTTTTGCCTCTTCGAGAAAGAGAGGCATGGCCACATAAAGCATGTACTAAAGTGGAAGCCACGATAGTGGTAAGTGTAGTTATGATTTTAGCATCGCAAGCGCTTTCCTCCACCTCGTCATCGCTTTTAAGCATTCCAAGATAAGAGTTCATAGCTTGTTCGTTTGAAGGAGAGAATATATTGATTTCTGCATGCTCAAAGCCCATTTTAGTTTCGAAAATAAGATCTGTAAAGGGTAAATGAAAGCAATTAGAAATGATATCTTTTCTAGCCGAAAGAGAATCTACAGCAACATAAACATAATCTTCTAATGAGCTTTTGTGATCTTCATTAGAACCAATAAAAAATTCATTGTGCTTTTCAACAGAACATTGAGGATTAAAAGCTTTTAGTACTTGCTCTAAAGCATCTACTTTTTGCATACCAATATGCTCAACACCATAAACCTGGTTTGGCAAATTGTGTGATTCAACAATATCAGAATCCCAAATAGAAAAATTGTGCCAACCCATTTTTGCTGCAATTAAAGCAACCCAAGAGCCAGTAGCACCTGCACCAATAATAGTAAGCGTTTTGTCAGCAGCATCTTCAGGGCCAAAATATGATGCGTGCCTCATAAAATTTACTTGAGTCATATTGTCAAATCCTCAACAATTTCTTTTAACTTATTAATAGTAGGGGCGTCAGTAAGAGAATGTACAGTGTAAAAAATTTCATGAAGATGTGCTAAAGTGTCAGCGGTTTTGTTAAAATAATCTATTATAAAGTTTTTAACGCCTGTAACGTTTTGATTGTTTAAAAAGAAATGATCAACTTTTTCTAAAGAAGAAAACTTTGGAATTTTATCTTTATTTCCAGAAATTAAAAAGTAAAACCAAAGCAACTCTTGTTGATCAAACTCATTAGTGAGTAAACTGTAAGCTAAAACAGAGTCTTTCTTACTGAGTTTAACTTTAGTATTTAAATTAGTAGTGTGGTAAATTTGATTTAATAGATCTTTACTCAAAGCTTCATTAACTTTTGATAAATCTTCTTCATCTTCTAGAGGAGAGTAAGCTTTAGAAGACGAAAGAGAAAAAAGATCTGTAAATTTAGAAGAATTTACATAAGGATTCTTAAGAGAAGAAGGTAAAGCTTTCTTTTTAAATTTAACTTTAGCAGCTTCTTCAATATAAGAAAGATCAAATTCAGAATCTATATAAACTGGAATACCTTCGTAAATAAGTTTTGTATAGGGATCGAAAACTCTAGAATAATAATCTCCCTTCTTATTATGAATAAGCATGATTTGAAATTTATTACATTGCTGATCCTGGGATTGCTTTACAAATTGAGTAAATTGAGAAACATCCTGGCCACTAGGGTTCACAGACATATTTACATGTGAGTGACTCCAACAATTCATAGAAGAAATTATTTCATTAGTTTCTTCAGGAGTATGGCTCTTTAAAAGTTCTTTGTAAAAATCCATCATCATGGTAGGAGAAGTATCTACTTCAGTAGCAGAACAAATTTGTTCAGGAATATAAAGTTGATCACCAAGCTCTAAACAAATAAGTTCTCCGTCTTCATCATAAAGTTCATTAACAGTATTGAACCATTGAGATTCTTGAGGAGCAATGTCTACAATCTTTTTAAAAGATTCATGACATTTATTAGAAATAGAAATATAAAAGTTTCTATTGAGAATAGAAAAAGGCTTAATTGAATTCATAACGTATTAGCAGTATACCTTGTGTAAACAGTTTCTTGTGTTTCTTGAACAGGTTGTTGCTCAACTGTATCGGTGGGTTCGTTTTGATTAAGTTGAGAATCGTCTTCATCCTCATCCTCATCTGAAAAGACAGAAAGAAAATCTATTACTTCTTCTTCAGAAATATCAGAAAGAGAAACTGAATTAGATTCTTGTTGAATCATGTCTAGTTTTTTAGGAAAATAAATATAATTCTTCCCCCAGGTATCAGCAGAGTTAGCTGAAGAAACCCAAGTCATAGCAGAAATAAGAATAAGTTTTATATCATTATCTTCAAAAGCTTTATAAAGCAAAGGGGAAGCTTCACCTAAACAAGCTCTAGAATAATTAGGATAATAAAGATTATCAATGCTGCTGGTAGCGCCAGAGTGAGGGTGCACAAAACAAGCACCAGTAGAAAGGTTTGAGCCAAAAATAGAAGTAGTATCTTTCAAAGAAATATTAATACTATTCTTGGTAACTTTTACAACATAAGGCCCACCATAAACACTGGAATCTTGATTACCAACAATGTTTATTTTAGTAGGGGTAGAAGTAGAAAAAGTAATTGATTCAATCTGAAGAGCGCCTTCTTTTTTAGCAAGAAGAAATTTAGCTACATCTTGTTGAGAAGATTTAAAATTTATAGAATAAGTATTATCTTGATAAGTATAATTTAAATCAATTATATTTATTCCTTGATTACTATAATTATTTAAAAATTGATCAACAGTATATTGAGTAGCAGAAGCATATTCATTAAAATATTTATCTTTAATAGTTAAAAAAAGATTATAATTAGTAAACAAAGAAGATGCTTCGGTAGAAAATCTTTGAAAATAAGTTTTCTGTTGTGCCAATTTTTCTTCAAGATCTTGAGTTAGTTTAACTAACTCTTTTTTTAATTTTTTAATTTCAGCAGAAGTGTAAAGTAAATTATTTATCAAAGAAGAACGATCATTCATAAAAAGAATGCTTTTGTTGGTTTTTTCTTTTAGCTTTTTGTATTTTGAATCTAACTTTTTATCAATTTTTGGAGAAGATAAAATTAAAGAATTTAAATTTTCATCAAAATGGTTATAATTATTTTTAAGATTTAAACTAACAATATATTGTTTTTGAGAATCAGTAAGATTATTTAAGAAGTCACTAGAATAAATAAACAAAGATTTAAACTTTTGTCTCATTCTATCGATATATAAATCTTTATTAAAAATTTGAAGAGAATCTTCTTCTACAAGAAAATTATAAAATTCAAAAAAACGTCTAGCTGAACGTTTTCTTGAAGATAAATTAGAATGAGAATAAAGAGAGAAAAAATTTAAAAGATATATTTCTTCGATTTCAAAATTTAAACCAAAAACATTAATTTTAGTAAAAGAAGGAGTAAAAGAAGTGTTTCTTTTTACGACTTGATTTTTTGTATAAGAAGTTTTTTCAATTAAATTGTCTTTAGAAATTGAAGAAAAAGAAGGAACTTTTATAACATCAATTTTTGTTTGATCTAAAGATTCTAGCTTTTCTTGAAATAAGTTATTTTCAAATACAAAATCAAAGTTAATTAAAATTCCTTTAGAATATGCTAAAAGATTGGCCTGATAAGTAGATCTTAAAGAAGCAAAATTAATTATATTTTTAGTAGGGTTTATTTCTGAATAATCAAAAACCTCTGGAAAAACCATATCTTTAATATAGTTATCATAAGAAGTTTTTGAAATCAAAGAATAAACTTTTTTATCATTGAAAGTAGCTATTAGATTTCTCTTTAAATAAGAAATACACTTTAATTCAAAATTTTCTTCGTTAAAATAGTGATTAAAATCTGGTGTAATATCAAAACAAATATAACCGTTTTCTAAGTTTCGATTATGAACATCTTGATCAAAAAGAAAGAATTCAGTATAAAATTTAGAGATATTTTTAAAATTATATCGCCAATTAAAAGATCTTCTTAAGTTAGTAGTAATATTATAATTATTCTGCTTATTAAAAGCAGAAAAAAGAACCGTAGAAAAAAAATTAGAATCAGATAAAACAAATCTTTCATTTTGATTTTCAAGATTCATTTTATCTAATAAAGTAGAAAAAGTAGTTATTTGAGAATTTTGAGTAAGAGAATTTAAAAAAGATAATTGAAGGTCGGGTATAGAATGAGCGCGACCGTCAAAAAAATTTAATAGATAATCAGGATCTTGTATGCATTTTTCTATGCCATGCTTATTTAAGGTATAGGGAAAAATAAGATCTTGTTGTGAATTATCAAAATAAGTTGTTATAAACATTAAAGTTTATCCAATTTGTTTAAGGCTGAAAGAATTAATGATTTTGTTTTGGAGTTGTTTTCCAAAACAAAATCGTCAGGAACAATTAAAGCTACATAATCACAATTTTCGCAGTGAATAAATGGCTTATCAAAATCATAAACTTTATATTCGTCATCAGATAAATAACGATAAAAGCAACAATCTTCTCTATCTAAGCAATATATTTTCATAAAGTAAAGAAATT